TTGATTTGGCAAAAAGAATATATTACTCTCTCCAAAAGCTGGAACACCATATTGATGAAAATCATTATTCGTTCCATCTCCAGTATATCCAGTAGCAGTATAGTCTGTCTTCTCAACAAATAAACTCCAGTCAAGTGTTAAATCTATCATTGCAAAAATAGCGGATATAAGATTAGTAAAACTAATTACAGTATGATTGTATGAATTTATGCTTTTTATAGTATTCCAGTTAAGCATCTCAGTTGCAAACTCATCATCTGTTCTATAGTCTTTTAATTTTTGAATTTGATGAGAAACTTCTATTGAGTAAGTTTTGCGTTCTTCTGTATAAGATATTTTAGAAACAAAGCCTATGTGAACTGTTGCGTCATTTCTATATACTGTAATTCTATCATCCTTAACAGGAATATTTGGAGCTGCACTTGTTAATACAAAAGTGTAACCTTCTGCTATTAAAGTATAATCCTCATTTCTAGCAAAAATTGGAATGTCTTTAATATCTATAACATAGTCAGAAATATTTTCTGTATCATTATAAATAGTGTAAAGCATCATAAGTTTCCTATTTGTCTTCCTTCTTTTTCAAGTTTGTTAACAACGCTAAAAACTGCTTTAGTTATTTTTCTTCCATCAAGATCTAAACTGTTATTTATAATAGGTGAAAAGTTTTTAGCAATTAAATTCTTATTAAGAATATCTAATTTTCTTGAAACATCAGATAGTGAAGAATCTTGTTTACCTACTTGATTTGCTGGTGTAACTTGCACACGTTCCCCACTTTCAACAAGTATCGGGTAAGAATCATTATTAAAACCTGAAGGAACAATAAAGTCTCCACCTTTAGCGAGTTTTGGAATTGCAAGAAGCTCTGCCAATGCTACAGTAGAAGCTAACCCCACCGCCCCAGCTGCTGCTGCTCCACCAAAACTCATAGTAGAAGCAAATGCCGCTGCAGGTGCATAAGCTGCTGCAAGAGAACTTCCAAGAGCTACACCTTTTGCAAGTTCAATTGATTTGAAAGTATCACCAACAACCATTGACTGAATCCAACTTTGAATATAACCCTTAATGATACTACCAAGAGCTTGAAGTGCTGTTGATTTTAGTGTGTCCCAAAGTTCAGCCATTCTTTCAGCACCTGATATATCAGAGTTTCCAAGTGACTGCCAAAAACTATCATACGCGGCAGATATTCCTTCAAATGCTGAAACAGTAATATCTCCCATCAATCCAGCTTGTTGCTGCCATTGTTTTAATCGCCAATCAAAATATTCTTTCTCTAATTCTTTCAGTTGTTCTACTTCAAGTTGCTTTGCAATAACAGTGTTGCCTGTTGCTTCTAAAAGTGCAGCAGACTCATCAGCAATTTTTTGAACTTTATATTTGAAATAGTCTTCAGATAAAACTTTTGATTGCTCATAAAATCCTTTAAGAGCTTCTTGTCTATCTTTTATTGACTTATCTGATTCCTCATTTAACTTTTCATTGTTTCTCTGTGTCTCTTCTAAGATTTTATCACCAACTTTTTTAGCGTCCTCAAATGCTTTATCATTTTTCTTCTTATCATCATCCAATTTTTCCTGATTCAACATTGCAAGGCCTAAAACTTTATTTTCCTCAGCTTTTAATATTGCTTGAGAATTGCCCTTAGCATCAACCAGCTCCTGTTGATATCTCATTTCAATAACCGCTAAAGCATAATCAGTATAACCTTTAACAGCAAACTTTAATTTTTCAAACTCTGCTACTTGCTGAGCGGTATATCCAGAAGGAATCTGGGACTCAAACTTTGTAGTGACGGTTTTGTCTTTCTTAGCAAAGCCATATTCAACATCTAAATTTTTTAATGCTTCTTTCTCTTGTTTATTTATTTCAATAATAGCGGCACTTTTTTCTTTTTCATTTTTTAACATAGTGTCATTAACGGCTTTTCTTTTCTTAACATACTCAGCCTCTAATTCATCAACTGCTTTCTTATAGTCACTTTTATCATCTTCTACACTAAGACCAACTTTAATTGTAACGGGTTTTCCATTAACTATTATTGTTCTTTTGCCTGATTCTACCAATTTATCATAAATGTCAGCTTCTTTTTCTTTTATTTTATTAGCAGCTTCTTCAGATGCTTTATTAACTGCTTCTGGTAAATCATACCTTAAATAGTCAATTAGTTTTCCTGTTCCTATTCCGATAGCAACTCCTATGGCAGCAAGAATTCCAACCCCTAAAGTAGCTCCTAATTTACCAGCCCAACCAACTCCGGCAGTGGCATTCGCTCCAAGTGCTGTTGTATTTGCTTCGAGTGCTGTGGTTTCAACAGCAAGAGCGGTAGCATTCTTCGCTGATGCTATTGCCATTGATGATTTTGCAATGACTACACCACTGATTATTGGAATTAAATTAAAAAGAACACTACCAAGTCCAAAAGCAATAGAAAGAAAATCTTTTGCACCCTTTCCACTTTTGTCAAAACTATCTATTAGTGGTAATAATGCAGAAGAAATCAACTGACCAATTTTGACCTTACCTTCTTCCACTGATACGGATAAAGCTTCGTATTTGTCCTTAGCATCTTTTACTTTATTTTTTACCTTATCAAGGGTACCACCTGACATTTCAATAATTGCCTGCAACCGAATTTGTTTCTGTGTATCAGCATCCAATTTACCAATGGAATCTCCCTGAGCTTTAGCGAGTTCATTAACCCTCTCTAAATATTTTTTTGTTTCAATTCCAAGTGCTTTAATACCTCGCTGATTGCCTTCAGAAGCCATTACGATTTTTGCAAAGCCATCTTCAACAGTTGTTCCATATTTATCTGCAGCATCTTCAGCTAATGAAAATAATATAGCTTGCTGCTCTAACGATAAGCCAAGATCTGTAGCCTGATTTGATAATTTTATGAGGTTAGCTTCTGAGACAGTTCCTGCTGTAGCCTTTTTGAATAACTCAAGATCCTCTGTTGTGCCCTTAAAGTTTTCTTTCAAAACTTCCAGTTGTGAAGCAGCCAATACACTTTGAGCAAACACTTCTTTTAATTGTGAGAAGGAATTTTTTATAAGCTCAAATGTTTGATTCACACCAGTGATTGCTAACGAAAACCTTCCGAATTTGTTTCCTGTACTTAGTACTGTTTCTCCCAGTCCGCCTAAACGAGCATCCACAGCAGCTATCTTTTCACGAGTCCTGTCAAGAGAGACTGAGTTTACATCCATAGCAATTTTGTTAGCAAATTCTCGCTGTAGTTTTTCTCTGAGTTTTTGCAATTCCGATAAGCGCAGTTTAGCAATTGCAGTGTCAAACTTAGCTTGAAAGGTTAATTGTTTTTCAATCTCAGGTGCTTTTTTTCCAACTTCTGCTTTAAGAGCATTAAGCTCTGCACGCAAAGCAGTTGCGTCCGCTTTAAGTTCAAAATACATCTCACCAATTTTTTCTTCTGCCATAAACTATCCTTAGTTTAATCGTCCTTGTTTCTTAAACAGTTCTATCTCACCTAAGAATTCCAATCGTCTTTCATTACCATCAGTCCATTCGAACTTTCCACCACGATAAAGATTTGCAATATTCTGAGCCTGTTCCAATAATATCTTATACTTTGTAATTGTCAAGTCCTCTACTTCGTTAAATGGTATATTAAAAAAATGAGCAATAAGAGCAACAGCAACATTAGTCGCTACTTTTATTCCGGTCTGCTCTTTTTTTTTAAGTCAATTCCTTCAAGCTCTAACACTTTATTAGCCAATGATACAATTACATTCACACTAAGCTTTGAATGAATATATTGTCCTCCTAATAACCGTTTTAGTGTAAGTCGTTTCCACAACTGCCACCATTTAAGTTGTTCAATATTGATTTTCAAGCCATCAGTAACCACCACAAGATTTTGCAACACTAAATCAACGTGCTCTACTGAGGAGGTCTTAGCAAACTCTACCAATCTATTAACATCACGAGCTGTCCTTTCGCTAAGCAATAACTTGCGACCGAACAGCTCGATTTGACAAACTTTATTGTTAGTTTGCAACTGCACGAGTAAGTACTCCATTGATCGATACTGAATAAGATGTTTTAGTTAAACCCTTAACTTCAGAAGAAATAGTCTTCTCAGTTATAATTGCATTACCAGTGTATTCTTTATTTGTAGTTACTCCACGTTTCAATATCAGTTTGAATGTATGTTCAACACCACAAATAAGTCCAGTATTTACTTCTGTTGGTGCACCTTTCCATTTGAAAGAATAATCAACTTTAGCGTACCCAGTAGCTTCATCAGCTATTTCTTTACTAATTGGAATTACATTTCCAGTAACCGTTTGTCCTGACGCAAGTGTAAGAACGGCAGCTTCTGATGTAGGATTTGTGCTTAGTAAATCTACATCATCTGATTTAAGAATTGCAGATAACTTAGATGCTCTTTCAGCTCTACTTACAATCGTTTCAGTTCCATCTCCAGTTGTACTTGTATCAGTTACATCTATGGAATCAAACTTAATAGATATATCAACTGCAGTTAAAGGAACAGCTGCTCCACCAAGAGTAAAACCTAAAGTTTTACCTGTTAGTTTATCACCAAGAGGTACTACTTTGTCTGTAGCACTCATTGTTAAAGCTGAAGTTGCTTCAAATATTTGTCCTATTGTGTATGCAGCAAGTGCTGTATCTTTTGCTGTAACTCTATATCGACGTCCTACAGTAAGTGTCCCTGTATTTATTTCAGCTCCTTCTGGTTCATAAAGATTTGTCTCTACAGAAAAACTTCTTGTAGCTCTTCCGACTTCAAAATCTTTACCATCACCAGGGGTTGCAGAATCAGTGCTGTCTAAACTATCGAAAGCTTCTGACAGACCTATACTTATCGTTGGAATTTCGATTCCATTAAACCAAAATTCCAAATCTTTGCCTTCTATTTTCATTTGCCTAACTCCTATTTTTTTGTTAAATCTAATTTATACTGAATTGTAATTTGAAACACATCTTCATTCTTGTCTGATCGAGTAAACTCTTTTTCAATTCGAGTACACCAATAAGATGCAAGAGTAAAGGATGTTTCACAATCATCAAACTTTGCAATTACCAAAGCAGCCAACGACTCCACTAATGAGGCTGTTTTAGCAAATATGCTAATTTGAAAATAAATTTCTTCAAATCTTGATGCACTATCTCTTGATGCAGGATTTGATACTTGAGAAAACACTGCATAAGGAAATGTTGTTCCTTGAATAGCCTCTACATAAAATACTTTGTTAACCAATCCTACGACTGTATTGGCAAGAGCAAAGATTCTATTTCTAACTTCTGTTATCATTTTATGCTTCTCATCATCAACTTAAAAAGATTTGTCAACTTAATTTTATTATCTATGAGAGCTGATCTCAAAAAAGACTTTGCAGGCTGATTATATTTTCTTCCAAGACTATCCGTTCCTACAAATCCGAACTCAACTCTTGGTGCATATACAACCGTCGTACCTATCTTTACTCCTTGAAGTTCCGCCGCCTTTAATGCCTGACCTTTTCCACTTGAAGGCGCTGGTTGTTCTTTATTGGTAGCATAAGTAATGCTGTTAATTAAGTTTGAACTGACAATAGATCCGTTCTGTCGAATCCTTTGTGCAACATTAGTAACTGCCTGCGCTCCAATAACCGTAAGAGCTTTTTCTACTTTATTATTGATACGATTAACTGCACCATCTATGTTCCAAGTAGCTATCATTACGAAGTTACTGCTGTCAATTCAATTACATTGTATTGAGTTTGAGAATACTTATATATTAAATAAACTTTGTTACTACTCGTATTATTCCATAGCCAAGTTAAACCTGCATCTTCAGTTGCAAACTCAGTTTCTAAATTGGCAAAAGAAGGGGCACCTGCAAAACTGTGTCTTACAATTTCTGTAAGTTGTAGAGCAGTTATTAACCCAGCATTAGTTGTTGCTAAATCTAACTGGGAATCAATTTGAGTCCCAGTATATTTTGACTTGTAACTCATTTTCTTCTATCCTTTCACAATCACAAAGTGATTATTTTTATCTGTTATTGACACACTGTTTGTATCTATCAATCCCAGTGTTTCTACTCTTTTTTTCCATTTACATTTTTTGTAATGTATTTTGAACTTAATGGTATACATGCGCTCGAAACAATATGGACATATATTTAAGGACATCTTAGTCTCCTATTAAAAATAATTCATTACCAGACTCAATAAAAATCTCTAAGTCTAATGTTAATAAATAATCTAAATCTGCAACTATAGTTTCATCTATTACAGTAACAGAATCAGTTACTTTTTTCAGTTCATAATAACGATGAAAGAAATTATAAGCACCTACTACTTCATATTCATCTACACCATCAATAATACGAGAAGTCACTGTTATTATTTCTTCTGTAAACAATTTGGCATTTACAAGAACCGATACTTGCTGATTAGCCAAACGTTCAAAAGCTGTTAAAGGTGCTAAATAACCTTGAAAAGTAAAGGTTACAATTGCCTCTGTAAAGCCTCCGCTACTGTCTGATACTTTAGTAACAACTTCAAGTATCAGATCTTTATAATAATCTTGTAACATTAAATAAAATACGGCTTTCTATAAGTAGAAAAATATTCTTTCATTAAAGATTCCGCCTGCCTGTATGTCACTGAATATCCACCGGGTAGGCTTTCACTAACAACTTGTTTTCCTATATTTGTTAAATGAAATTGTATTAACTGAGCAACACCAAGTTGTAGGTCTATAGGAAAATCTACTCGACTAACTATGATTGTATTTCCTTCTGCTTCATCTATAACTAAAGTTTCTGTAGTATCTAATAAAAGAGAATCGGCACCAACAGTTTTAACAACATAGATTTTATCATTATATAATGAGCCCATCACAGAAACATCACAGCCATCAAAAAATCCTTTATCGATAAAAGAATTAACACTTTCAGAACTATTTATTTTTTTATCGGTTTTATTAAAAGAAATTTTAGATGAAACGAAAATTGAGGCATCATTTATAAACATATTTTTGCAGTAGCCAATAACTAGAGCTTGAATTGAAGGAATTAAACTAGTTATGAGAGAGTCTTTACTTGTATCACCTGTTGCAATTTGCAAAAGTTCTTTTGTTCTTGCTAAAGTAATTATAGGCATTTATTAACCTTTAGATTTTAACTTAGTAGACTTAGTTTTAGATTTTAACTTGGTAGACCCAGTTAATTCTGTTTCATCAATCAGTGTTCCTGCTTTTAATTTTCTTCTATAGTTGACACAGTGCTTCAAATGTAAAGGTAATCCTCTAGCTGGAACTCTGTCATGGCAATGTTCACATTTAACTAGACTCATTTTTTTTCAAACTCCTATTTTTATTAAATAAAGTGCAGGTGTTTTATTTCCTGCACCAAACAACACATTAACAAATCAACACTAATTAAGGAAGTAAGAGTGCCATAACAAATCCAGTTGTGCTAGCTTCAAATGCAATTTCAATTTGACCATCTGAATTTTTGAATCGAGCACTTTCAAGAACTAAAAATCTAACTTCATTCTGTGCTAATGCTAAAACCATATCACCCATTACAGAACTAAAAAAATCTCCAGCTTTAATTGTGAAATTTTTTGCACCTGCGTAAGTGTTATTCAAAACCAAAAGCAACTTGCCTTCGTTAGGGTAATCTATTACCATTGTGTTAGCGGCATTTATCACAGTTCCTGCAGTTACAGGAAGAGAAGCACTCATTGTGTTGAATGCTAATTGAGTAGCCGTTACAGTTGTCTTTGCCATAATCTTTTTTTCTCCAAAATATTTTTTTTATAACATGTTAATTAAAAACTAAAGCTGAGAAGATTTTTCTACTCAGCTAATAAAATAAAATTAAAACTAATTATGCTTCAGCAGTTTTAGTAGCATGAATAGTAATAGTTTTATCAGGGCGTGCTACTTTACCACCAAATACATACACTCCTTTGATTGCATCTTCAAAACGTTTCTCAGGTCTGTAAGCTTCTATCTGAGATATAACACTTGCAAATGTTAGAGATTCATTTTTGATACCACCAATTATTTTTCCATGAACCCCGGTTGAAGGAGTTGTATGAGAAACATTATTACTTAAATATAAGTCCCAGTTCAAAACTCTTTTGATGAATCCATTAGCCCATAACTCATCATTAGAAGTTTTAGTTGCTAAGCCTGCAAGGATTAACTTTGATTGGAACCAATTAGGAACTATTAAGAAACGATTTTCCAATTGAACATCTGCATCACTTAACTGCTCACCAGCAGCGATTAAAACATCTTCAACATTTAATGAAGTAACATTCCAAGGAGTTGTGCCAGTAGAATAACTCTGAAAACCTGCTTGATCATATAAGCCAGCAAAAAAAGAATCTACTTGAGCACGAAAAGCATAAGCAGCTTTTTCACTCATAGCTTTTAATAGAGAAGGTTTTTGCTGAACCGCATCAACATCATTTACTTTAACATTGAAGTAGTATGCTTGATCGGCAACTAATTCAGTAGCAGCATCATTAAGGTCATCAGGTGAAGCAAGATCTGCATTTCTAGTATATGATTTTGCAGTAACATCTCCGAGAGTTAACATTCTAACTCTATCACCAAGGCTTTTTAATTCACCTTCATATTCTCTATTAGCAACAGAAGCAAACACATGAACCCTCTCAAGAGACTTCAATATATTTGCAATCCAAACTGTTTTTTGAAAATTGTTTAACATTTAACTAAATCCTTTATAATTTATTGAACAATATATTTAATTATTTAGTAACTACACTTGTAGCTGCCATTGATTTATTTACAAGATCTAAATTTGCATTAACTTCTTCTTGACTCATTCTAGATATTTGTTCCATAGTGTATAAACCATTTGCACCTGGTGTTAATGAGCCTTCTTTGTGATCAGCACCTTCAAACTTATTTTCACCAAATAAAGAAGATAATGTTTTGTGTTCTTTAATAGGCTTTAGTTTATTATCAAAATCTTTTATCTTACCATCTTGATCAATCTCAAGTTCATCTAACTTAAATTTGGCTAACAGTAATTCTCTAGCTTCAGGATCTATTGCACCTGCGTTAAGCAAAGCTTCTTTAACAGCTAAAGATTTTTTCAAAGATAATTCAGATTTTTCAAAATCTGTTTTAGCTTTTTTATTCTCTGCTTCAAGAGCTTTTATTTTATCGTGAAGTTCTTTATTATCGCCTGAAACTTTTTTCAATTCACTTAAGTCTGATTCAGCTTTTGTAACTTGAGCTAAAAGATTTTTATTAGTTTCATTAAGTTCATCAAATCGGTGTTTAGGAATAAAATTAACACCATCATTGATTATAACTTTTTGATCTTTAGTGTGCAAAAAAACTTGTGTATCACCAAGCTTCTCAACAACTTGATCGTGAAGTTCTTTACCAAGTAGTTCTAAAAGAGTTTTCATAACAACGAGCCTTTCATTTAATTTTTAGTTCTGTTCAATTTTTACCTTGTTTGACAAGTAAACAGTCTTTTATTTTTACGCTCTAAATACTAAAAGAGCTGTAAGAGCCACTCAATCACTGAGTTAATATAAAATCATTACTTGACATATAAAAATGCCGCCACACCAGCCTAATGAGTCCATATTAAGTTTAAATTGTGAATCTTTATTCTCCTTTCTTATTTGTATTTTAATTTATAACAACTTCAAACTCTACACTGCAATGGCAGTTAATATTATTTGATGGATCTGTTCCTAAACCAGGAGCTGTAAGCAATTCACCGCCTACATTAAACATTCCATCCTTATTAGCGAAAGTTCCGTCTGCTTTCACGTGATCTGGACGAGGTTTTCCAACATAATTTTCTCTCCAAACTTTCATTGTTTTAATACCAAGTTCTTTTGCATTAGTCATAGCAACATTTATTCCTTCAACTCTACCATAAGAATGTGCTTTATGCATTTCAGTAAACGCAATAGTCTTAGCTCTCGATCTACTAATATCAAATCGTTCTTGTAATGATTTAGTAACATCTGAATAAGACTTGCCTTGCATAACTCCTGATATAATTTCTTCACGTGAATTTGCACGTAACACAGTTTCAAATTCTCTTTTAACATCTGTCCACAGTTTGCCTGTATTGTCAGTCATAGCATCTGACCAAAGTGTATCTTCTAAAAATCTTTTTAATCCATCAGTATTTATTTGTATATCTGTAAAGTTAAATCCAAGTCCACTCTTCTCTATTGCTTTAAGTGTTTCATCATAGCTATCTTTAGCTATATAAGATACTTCACCACCAATAAGTTTTTTAATATCACCATCTAAGTTTTTAATACTATTTTGTAACTGTTTTTCTATTGAAGATAATCTATTGAACTTAACTATTTCTGACATTGATGGATTCTTGCCAAGCTTAAGATAAACATCTCCAATTTGTTTTTGTATCTCATCAAAAGTTTTTTTATAACTGTTAATAAGTTTCTCATCAATAGTTCCAAGTCTATTGATGTATGACTTCAGTAATTCTTTTGTTAAATTAACAGGCATTATTTTTTATTTTCCTGCATTAAGATTATTTTCATTAAGTGTCTTAGGCAAACTACTATTATATACTTCAAGTTCTTTTGCGCGCTGTGCTTCAAGTCTAAGTATTTCTTCTTTAACGTCATTAACTAATGGATGATTCTCAAGTATAGTTTGTTCTGATAAAACATTTGTGCTTGCATTAAGTTCATCTATTTTTTCTTTCTCATTAAATATGATTGACTTATTAAACACATAAGAAACTGAATTACTATTAAAGCTTGTTTTCTCTGTTAAGTTAATCCAATAAACAAAGAAATACATAAGATCTGACAGTGATAAAACCATTTTTTTTATTAACTGATTTGCTTTAAGATCAAGCAATGCATAAACAAATTTAAGTGATGTACCTGATGGAGCATTACCAAATGTATCATTGTTAACATCTATACCTTGACCAAAGTAAAAAATTTCTTTTCTTGTTATCTCAAGAAATTTATCCCTTGCTTCATAAGGTATATCTAACTTAAGTTGCTCAACACTTCCTTCATCATCAACAGGAATTACTTTTTTAGTTTTTAAGTTCTGAAAAAATGCATCTAACTCAGAATAACCACTTTGTCTTTGCTGTGATGTTACAATTCCAGCATAACCTTTAAGAACAAGTACCATCTCTTGAAAATCATCAAGATTATTAACCCACCCAGATTTAACTTTGTCATAAGCATCTATAAGTATTTTAACAGGCTTTAAATCATTAGTGCCATAGGAATTGTTTGCAAGTTTTACAAATGGTACTTTACCCCAACTGCCACTAATTTTATTTTCAACATTAACTGTGTTATAATTATAATAATGTGCACTTGGATTTTTACTGTAAGTGTTGTCTATTATATACTCACCAGAACTAGTCTCTGTGTAATATGTAACATCTTTCTCTGTCCACCATTCTACTTTAGTAATAAGTTTTTTATTATTGTCTATAATTTCTTCAACACTATAATAACGAAGCATACCAACTAAAGTATTCTGATACTGAGTATCATATATTGGTATTAGTTCAAGTGAATTTATTATTAGATAATTAAACTCTCCTTTACTGTTTATAAACACATGAATCCATTCTTCAGCTTTATTTGAAGCACCAACAATCCAATTATTCATAATATCATCAAATGAATTTGTAACTAAATTCATTAGGTGCATATTTAATTGCTCTGCTTCTTTATCTGACATAGATTTATCATAAGAAAAAACAATTGGGTTGCCAGCAATATAACCAGCTTTCTGTTCTACAAGTAATTTATGAAATGGATGAACTACTTTATTATTAGCTTTGCTATTATCTTCATAGCGTATATTGTTTAGATAATAATATTGCTTAGTATCTAACACATCATGCCTAGAATTAAAATATGCTTCACCTTCACGCATTTCTTTTTTCTTAATTGAACTTTTATCACTTGTAATTAAGTCGTTAATCATTTTGCTTTGAAGCTGAAGACTATCGTTTATTATTTTAGCATTTATAAGCTGTTGTAGTGTTATATAAGCCATTGTGTTTCTGCTCTTTCTATTGAGTATTTAATTACTATAAAATTTTTCTATTCTTATAAATCATTTCAGCAACACCCGTTACTGCATCAGGTGCATCATCATGTTTATTTTTACCTAATCTAACATAACTAGTTAATGCTTTCATAAAATTATCATACTGACTGCCTATGTCATAGTCATCTCTAAAGTAAAAGAATTCTTTTACTAGCCCAGCTTTCATCAGTATACGTGTTTCTTTATTTTTAGTTGTTGGTTTCCATTTAACATTGCAAGACAATTCTTCAGTGACAAGTTCTCTTACTTTCATTCCAAATGCTTTACCACCATTATTAGATTCAAGTTTATGCATGTGTTGTTCTGTCTTAATAATCATTGCAGCTACTTGTGGTTGAGTTACTTCAATTGGATCTTGTGTGAATACTACATCTATTATATAAACTTTCTCTCCAACAATTGCAGCAGCAACAGATGCGAGATAATCTGCTCCTTCATCTGCTATGTCTGTATAACCTATTATAGCATCGAAATACAATTTGTTTGTGTCATTGCCTTTATAATATTTATCAAGTTCGTGCATTGAAAATCTATTCAACTCATCGACAGGGTATAATAAGCCTTTAGACTCAATAGGATTCTGCATATACTCAGCTTCCCATATATACTGATCCATAATTTTTTTTAATGCTAAGTACTCTGATGTTGATTTTATTTCATCACAAAAAGATTCTCCTTTATCTGTTAATGCAGGTATAATAACCAGCGTCCAATCATTTTCCAGTTCTGTTGTCTGTCCAATAACATCTTTCTTTGACCAACGTGTTGCAATATTAACTTCAGGACAGCCTTTTTCAAATCTAGATTTATGTGTTGATAAATACCAGCCCCATGTTTTCTCTAATATAATATCACTTAATGCATCTTCTAAGTTTTTAATTAAGTCATCAGATATTCCAACTGTACTACAACCTTTACCAGTTACTGCACCACCTACACCAGAACAAAAATAAGTTGATTGTGCACTTCCTTCTATAGCCCAGTCATCAACACTTGCTTTATCTGTTTTTAATTTAACATTTGGAAACACCGATAAAAATTTTTCTGATTGTATTATAAATCTAACGTCATAAGAAAATTTTTGTGCGATAGACTGTCCATAACTATTACGCATAATTGATGTATTAGGATTATCAACACCTTTACCTATTAACCATGCGCACCATAAAGATACTGTGTAAGATTTGCCTGCACGTGGAGGAAGTGAAACAGCGAGTTTTTTTATAACACCATCAGAAACTTTTTGAAGTGATTTAGCTAAAACTTTTAAGTGCCATTTGTTTATAGAGAAAAAATCCGGATCATAAAAAATACAGAATGCATAAAAGTTCGTTTGTAGTAAATATATAAAAGCTTGCTCAAGCGCAACTTTAGTATATTGATAAACAACACTCTTTCGTTTTTGCTTGTCAGCTTTTAATTTCATTGTCATCAGATCTAGCTGCAATAATTGCTATCATTTGTTTTAGCTGTGACTCATCCATTTTAGATACTGTATTACCTTGAACATTAGCATTTATATCACTACTGTTAAGTGAAGGTAGTATTTTATCAACAAGTTTTATTAGAACAGCAACATTACACTTCTTAGCTAATGCAAGTGTAATTGCTTTTTGAATCAATGCACTACTATTGAGATTAACAAGTTGTCTTGCTTCAGCCATCTCAGTTGGAACTTTTAATTTAGAGCCAACTTTATTTCCTGCATTAGGTCTAACTCCGCCACGCATATAGAATCCTTTTTAAGTTAATCAAATGTCAACACAAACACATAAACTTTTATTACAAAAAATAAAACTTGTATTTCTATTTCTGTAACACTAAACAAAAAATAAATTTTAATTTTGATATTTAACATAGGTAGGCAATTTTTTGTTGGTAGTTTTTATTAAAACTATTTTATTTTGAAGTGTATTCGCACTCAGATTAGAATTCAGGGTCTAAACACATACCTTTACTGTTTCTATTGTTTTTAAGGCTCTTTTTATATTAACATTACAATTCTATATATATATATTTTTTTTCGAAAGGCAATATAAAAGTATATATAAAAACAGTAGAAACATTAATAAGGTAGTGTTTAGAATCCAAATTCACATAGTGACTTTTTCTCACTGATTATCTTGCACATTTTTTCTTACTCAAATTTTTCAGTATTTAACAGTGTTTGCGATATCATTTAACCAGTTAAATTCTGAAGTACTTATACATTCAGGATTAGTTTTACTCTTATCTATAATTCTATCAAGTATAGATTGCTCTTTAATATTTAAGTGAGCTCTATTTATTTTTTCTATATTATTATGAATTATTTTATGTCTTACGTTAGTAGTTGGATTGAATTCATTTTTTAAGAGTGCCATTTATTTGCTCCTTTAATTGCTGTAAATTTGTTTGTATAAAATCCTTTTTATTAAACTCATTAAAGATATAACTAGAATTATTTTTTTTATTAACTTTATATTGTATAGACAATGGAATATCATAAGAATCATTTGTCTCAAGAAAATATCTTATAATAGAAGTTGTGTTCCATCCGCTGAGAAGTTTTTTATACTTGCTATATTGCTCAGGTATTTTTCTTTTAATCTTATTAAAAACAAATAAGCTAAAAAATAAACCACCATTAAATCTTAAGTACAATACAGTTTTACTTTTCTTAAGTGTTATCATTAACACAGTAATAGAATCTAAATCATACACTTGTTTTAATACACGTGTCATGGCAACTCCTTATCTATTTTAATTTTTTTATTGTTTACAATTACTTCTACTTCTTCTGAGTACTGATTGTACCCATCACCATTATTATTAACAAACTGTTCTTTAAGTTTTAATCCTTTGAATGCAAGTTGTTGTTTAGGTGTAACTTCTTTTTTATAGCCAAGCTCTTCAAGACGATTATAAAAACTATTTCTTCCAAGCTTAGGTTCATTTATAGTATTTATAAAATCGACATAAGCTAAGTAAAGTTTTTTTGCATCTTGAGTTATCCCTCTAGTCTTTGTTTGTTCTTTATCAATAACACTACAGCATTCTAACAAAAATTGTTCTATAACATTGTTCTCTAGAAAATATTCTTTAGTTGTATTAAGTACAATATCAGGCACATTCAAATGCTTTTGCTTAACCCAGCGCTTAGTTCCTTCCAACGCCCAGTTAAGAATTCCACTTCTTTCTTGCTTGAATTCATTTATAATTTCATGCTGCGGTCTTATTTCTTCAGGTGTAAATGTATATTCAAATGGAATTATAAAAATTCTTCTCTTTATTCCATGATCAAAGTTTTGTATCTTCGGTTTATGATTGCCTGCAATCCATAACTTGAATGTAGGTGTAAACTCAATTGAGCTTGAATGTAGATCTCTTGCAGTAATAACATCACCACCAGTGACTTGCTTTATAACACTTTCATTCAACGGCTTGTTAGCATTTATCTCACTTGAGATAACAAGTCTTGAGCCTTTAAGTCTAACTACATCTTCACTATGTGAGTTACCATCTTTAGACAAGTTAGTAAATGTTTCATAGTTAGCATGAATTTGATAATCACCAAAGATAAGTTTCAAGCCTTCAAGGAAAGTTGATTTACCATTAGCACCTATGCCATATAAGAAAAATAAACATTGCTCGCTCGTATGACCTGTCAATGTATAACCAACAGCTTCCTGTATGTATTTATAAATATCACTATTGTTGAATGAAATTTTATTTATAAAATTTTCCCAATTTGGACACTTAGCATTCTTCTGATACACTGTCTTACTTATTTTAGTTATTTTATATTTAGGTGAGTGTGTAAGCAACTGCTGAGTTCGTAAATCTATAACACCATTTAAGCAGCAGAACAAATCTTGATCTTTATCAAGTTCATCAGGCAGCACACCTAAACCATCTCTCTCACCAGCCCACGCTAATGTTAAATCTCTAAAGCGACGTGACTCAGCTTTTGCAATTTGTACAAGTGAAAAATTATCTACTGACTCAACGTTAATAGGAACATCTTCAGTACCATCATCCATGCCTAAGTTTTTTTCACTTAGTTTTTTCTTTTTAGCCTCTTCAACAGAAATTTTCTTTTCGTCTTCAATGAACTTCAAATAAAAATCAGAGACTTCACCTTTCTTAGATAACTCAAAATGAGTACCAGCCCATGTGTACCATCCATAGCCTTTTCCTTTACCAACTTTACTATGATCGTACAATAATAGATCTCTATACTTATACACAAATTTATCGGCTAATAAAAACTCTAGACTCTTTTTTCCATGCTTACCCTGAGTGCGTGGCAACTTAAAATTAAAAACTTTATGTATCTTGTTAAAGAAACTATTCATATTAAGAATACGTTCTTCATCATGATAGTTACCCCATGACTTTAGAAATTTATCATATCTTTTATTTAATGCTTGATGTGTGTCCTCAGGGTATTGTGGATTATCTTCGCTTAATAAAAGAAAATATTCCCTTCCAGCTTCACCAAGAGAAGCTATTGACATACTCAGCTCCCACCATAGTTGTTCATCTTTATTATCAAGGTAACCATTCTTTCTTATGTGTTTTATTGCTCTCTTAATTTGTGCATCATCATAGTTATAATCTTCTTGTACTGCTTTATCACTATCAGCTGAGTCAATTATTTTTAAGTTTTTAATTATTTCAAGTGCATCAACTTCAATTGCATCTTTATTATAAATACAATTTGGGTCATAAGATAAATATTGTACTCTAGCCATATCCTTGCTAGACGGGTCCAATACAATATCAAATCTTTTGTTTATCATCAGCCTTAAAACATTATAGACACGAAGATGATACTTCTCATCAACATCTGTGTTTAACTTTACAAGAATCTTAAAACCATTTCCACTAACTGATGTGTATAATAAACAACACAAAGGGTCTTTCTCAATGTCCTGAATAACTTTATCAATATCTTTAACATCATCAGCTTCAAAAAACATACAGTTAGCTGACTCAAAGTTTTTACTATTTCTTATTAACTCTTTATATTTGAATGGCAATACATACGATAATAGTTGTGCTTTTAATTTCTTTCTCTCTGTATGACTCTGTTCTTTTCTTATAAGTATAGTATTCTTTTTTAGTTCACTATCTTTTTTAATCATATTATAGATTTGTGCAACTGTAATAACTTCAACTTTAGGATTCTTAGCAGAGACTGGAGCTTTTCCAAACAATAAATTTTCCATATTAATTTATTTCCTCCATGTTTTCTTTCTGTAATATTTCTTTTGCTTTCTTAACATACTTACTAGCTGTTGTATAAGAAACACCCATGCGTGTAGCAACACTTTTTATAGGATAATTAAGTTTAACACAATTAAGAACTTTTTCAATACTTACTTTATCACTACGACAGCTGTAATTTTTTTTATATTGTTCTTTGCGTGTCATGATCAGTCCTTATTAAGTAAAAGTTCTAATTGTGATTTATCAGCAACACCATTTATATTATTCTTTTTCCAATTACGTCGCTTAACTTGATTCCACACACGTCGAAGTTCTTGTTCCATATCAATTTGTTGAGTGTTACAAAAACCAGCTAAAAAAATCATAATATCAGCAACAGCATCTTTTATGTTCTCGTCATGATTTTCATTTAATCTTATTTGTTGTTTACGTTTTAGAAATGAGTGACACAGCTCTCCAACTTCTTCTGTGACACCTAATAAGTAGTTTTCAGGTGAGTTAACTTGGCCAGGAAAATTTTCTTCTTCCCATTTAATACGTTCTTCTTGCACAATACTCAATGCACTTAAGTTAATTGTAAAACTATTTTCTTTTTTAAGAATAACTTCTTGAAGAGAAAGTATTTTTTCAATCATATTTATAAGAAATTTTGTTCTTTCTAAACTTGTTGTTTGTTTAGCTTCACAACTAGTTATATTTTTTGTGAAGTCTCTGATAGCATCATAAAAACCAAAAGTTTCTGGTTGAATAAGTCCACACTCAATTGCTTTAGTTTCTAATTCTAATAAGTTCATTTTATTTATTTCCTTATGTATATTTTTTATTAAAGATTATAATGCCACAGCATAATTACTGTGGCATTAACTATTAGTTATTGTAACACATACTAACTAGTAAGGTAACTCATCATCATCTGTTTTATTTTTATTTTTTTTCATGTCACGTTGAGAAAGCTTTTTCTTAGCTTCATTAGTAGATGATTTTTCTGACTTAGACTTCTTTTTATTTTGTGTAGATTCTTTTTCTTTCTCTTGATCATTATTATCATTAGAATTATTAGAATCATTAGAATCATTTTTACTATCAAGAGTTGGATTGGATTCTGTAAAAGCAAGAAGTCTTTTTATCTCACGCTTCAATTCAGTAGTTAAAAACTTCAATAGTTTAGTTTGCATAATTTTCATATCATGTTTATCTTCACACTCGGAAAAATCAAAATCTTCTAAACCATTTTTAGGAACAGCTTTTTCCGTTTTTTCATTATAGTCTTTATAAAAGTTTTTAACTTTCTCACCACCTTGTTCAAATGCTATACCAAGATTCTGACGATTGTCCTTCTTAAAACTAAATGGTTTTATTTTTACAGGCTGACTGAAGTCGATATTGGGCAGATGCATAACAAAAGATTGAAAATATCTAGAAGACTCTGCTATAGTTACTGAATATTTTTCACCGTTCTCCGGATCAAAAATAATTAAGTTATAAGCAGTTCCGTACTCATCATGTTGTTGAACATTTATTCCTCTTAGATAACCGGTTACACTGGAATAGACTCTTTCATACATGAACCTATTATTTATATCATCATGTCTTTCTTCTGCTTCAGGGTCATCACTTGTTGTTTTCATTCTTATTTTGCCATCACTAATTTTTAGATAAGAAATTTTTTCACGCTTTTCTAGTCCCATAATAATTCTTTGTCCTTTCGACATTTTGTTTTTTTTGACTATTATATTTATTATAAATTACAAGTAGTGGCTATATTAGAAAAAACTCCATATACTCCTTTCTTAAGAGTTTTTTGAATCTGTCAATAAAATATACTCTGGATGAATAAAAGGCCCGCCACGCCAGCTTAATGCATCCAAAACTAGCTTTATTAAGCATATTATATTGTTTTATTCTGTTTTAATAAAGATCTGTAAACTAAAGGATGTTTTTCTCTAAATTTTTCTTTAGTCATGAACATAAGATCTTGTTTAACTATTATCGCCCAAACTAAATACTTAATTACTAAAGTAATAACAATAACAGACATAAATATTATAATGAGTATTACCATATTTTTTTAATCATTATTTTAATTATAAAAAAAACAAGCGCTACTACTACAATCAAGTATATGAAAGTAATAAGTAAACTTGTTAATTGAATTAGATGTTCCATATAAAATACTTCTTTTCTCTTCAACTTTTTATTATAAAAAAAATTAAAGTAAATAATTCTATGTTTATAATTTACTAATTTTATAAATTAGTAAACACATAAGTTTTGTCTCCTATAGCTCTTGAACTTCACACTCTGTTTTGAATTGTGGCATTGCAAAGTTAGCAGCACGTTCCATAGAATCTTTCAACTGTGCTTGAGCAATTTGTTTATCTTTCTTTGTTGTTATTACAACAAGCTCATCATGAACTATGTTAATAATTGTAGCATCAATTTGTTTTTCTTTACAACTGTAATAAAAAAGTCCTGCAGCTAATTTAAGAATATCAATTGCGCTCCCTTGTACAGGATAATTATTTCCATTTGTAAACTGATCAATCATCATTTTTCTACCAAGAATAGTTCTTCCTATATACTCACGATTGTCTCTAAGCAATAAACTTGTTTTATTATGAAAAGCTGCAACACCTTTATATCTTTTCAAATACAAATTACGTGTATTAACTGACTCTTCAAAAGTTAAGTTTAATCCATAACTTTGATAAGCATAATCAACATAAGTTTTGGCACCCATGCCAAATAAAAAACCAAAGTTTGCTGCTTTAGCTTTTCTTCTTTCTTCACTTGTAACTTCATCAGGCTTTTTATGCAAGAATGCTGCAGCAGTTTCAATATGCATATCTTTTCCTTCTTTGAATATACGAATTATTTCTTGATCTTGCATAATAACTCCACCAGTCCTAGCTTCAATAGACGGATAGTCAATTCTAAATATTGGATTATCTGAACTTGCTAAGTAGAAAAGATTTTTTAAGTGTCTAGGTATTTGTTGCAAGTTTGGGTCATAACAACTCATTCTGCCTGTTGGTGCTCTTATCTGTTGAAAGTTTGGATATATAATTCCATCTCTATGCCAAATAGTTATATAATCAGTAATCATTTGAAATTCTTTTTGTAACTTTTTAACTAGTAGTAAATCTTCAATAAGTTTATTTTTTCTATGGCGTTCAAGCGCTTCTTTGCTTGTTGACATAATATTTATATCAGGACACATCTTGTCTATAAAATCCATTAACTGTTTAGGACTTGAAGTATTAACATCATTATCCTTAAAAATTTTTGACACTTGTGTAAGTTCTTTTTCAACAATGATAGCTCTTTCTTTTAAGCCTTTAATATTAAGTGGAACACCTTTAAGCTCAGTTGTAATAAGAACACTGATGAACTTCATTTCAATTATAGAAACAACATCGAATAATTGATTATTAAAATAACCTTTAATTACTTGTCTAACACTATTGTTGTTTAATTCATTTATTTGTTTCAACGCAGTTTGCTTTAAGTATTTAACATCTTCAACACTATAGATAAATTGTTCATCTGTTATTGGCTGTGACCAATCATCAGCTCCATGGCCTTTAAGTAATTCAATACCTAAATGAAATTGAACTACATTAGCAAGATGTGCTTTAACATACTCTGTAGTTTGATAAGCTCTAATCATTCTAAAAGCAATCATAGTGTCAAAGAGCTCAGTCCAAGTGAACTCTTTATAATTTGCTTTAATAACTTTCAAATCAAATTTAATATTTTGACCACACATAGGCTTATCACTTATAGTTTTTATAAGACTATTTATTTCTTTTTTTGTTGCAACAAAAGTATCAATAACAAATATATCATCTTTGTCTGTTGCAATTTGAAATAAACGAACATCACTTCTATGAGGATCCAAAGCTAGTTCTTTTTGAATTTCTTGTGCATACTTCTCAGCAGATTTTTTTGTTGTAGCAGTTATTTTTTTTCCATTTTGAATTTGTAAATGTACATATGAATCTACATGCTCTTGATAGTTAAAATTCTTGCCACAAGTTTCTGTGTCTATATAAATTTCTTTGCTTGCTTTTATCATTTTTAGCATATCACTAAAAACAAGCTTCTTAGCTTTTATTTTACTTAGACTTATTGTTTTTACATTTGTGTAAATCAATTTATTTTTTTCCTTTTGTTAATTGAGAATAGCTTAACACTGTAGGGATAGCAAATTCTTTTGGTGTTGGAATTGGCTTATCTATTTTATAAACATCATAAACTTTAATAAAGCTTCTAAAATATTCTTGTTGTTCTTCCATAGTTATCAAAGTTGCTTTAAAGCCTTGAATTCCATTTTCAATTTTTTCATTGTTTGGATGAAGCAATAATCCACCAACTATTTTTTTTCTCATCTCTTGCTTACCTTCCATTATAGCTTCCATATATGCTGAGACTTGAAATTTATTTGACTTGTCAATATTTTTACCTGTTTTATAGTCACACAAGTAAAAGCCTTCTTGTAAGTACATTGGCTGAGAACCTTGAATCATATAATCGCCTTCTTTAATATAACAGAATAGATCTGTTGTGCCAGCGAACTTCCATTTCAATGAGTAAACAGTTATCTCTGTTTCTATTTTAGTTGGCTTAACTATTTCAAAGAACTGCCAAATTCTATAAAGTTGAACAAATTCTTTTTGAAAACGACATATGAAAATTTTTCCAAACTTTTTTTCCATATCTTTAAGTTGTTTCTCATTATATATCGGCTTGCCGTAAGGATTATAAACAACAGCTGCACCATTAGCAATTAGTTCAGCACCACTGTGTATAGTACTACCTAAATTAAGTGCATCACTTATTACTTGCTCAGCTCTTTCATTTCCAACTTCACCACGCCACCGTGCTAAGAATGGTTTTGGAAATGCTCCTAGTATTTCTGTAACAGATGGAAAATGTTCTTCTTCCAAAGTTTTCTTTTTTCCATTTGTTACTTCATACAAAATTTTATAATATCTTGAATCAAAGTAGTCAATACGAATAACATCTTTTATTCCAAGATCTTTTTTTATATTTTTTATTAAAGCCATAATTTTTTTACTTCACTTTCTTTATATACTTATAAATGTCTGAATAGTGCACAGCTAATAAATCAAACACAGATCTTTTAACAGTTCCACGTGAAAGCATTGATACAACTCCTTGTTTTGAATAACACAGCACAACAACTAACTCTTCAACAGTAAGTTCATAATGTCTCATAAACTTTTCAAAATCAATAGGAATAGTTTTCTGTCCGTATTCTTTTTGATATTTAGTTATCCATTTTTTCTTTTTCATATTAAACTACCCATATCCTTTCGTGTTCTTTTATAAACAGAATTTGGCATTTCATTTAAGCCTTTATTACGTAACAACTCTTCATGATTTTTATCAGGATAATATAATCTAGTATTCAAATCATCTCTACTGTTAACGTAATGACAATTACTAGTACATTTGAGAGTAATAATTTCTTTAAGTTCAGGAATATATTTCACAGCTTCAGTGTAAAGTAAATAAGCAAAATAATTATCAACCTCTGGCTGTATCATTGTGCATTTTCTTTGATTGATAATCATGATAAGATCTTTTAAGTTAACAGTGAAATAATAAAAGTACTGCGCACTTCTTGGCAGTATATATCTAGCATCCATTAAACTAACATCACCACTATCAACCATATCAGAGTATAATTCAACACATTGTTCAACTAACTTTTTATATCGCTCAGCAAAATTATTATCATTAGTATCTTCTGTTAGTCTTTGAATACTATTTGGAATGTAGTAAGTATCTTCTCTTAAATCTCTATCGCCAGTGCACTGCGCATGTATTCCACTTAAAGTTCTATGTCTTAATAAATGTGTTACTTCAACAAGTGGTAAACCTCTAATTAAAAAAGTAAATTGAATTGACTCCATTGAGTTTGGTAAAGTTTTAAATGTTATAACATCCATAAATGTTTGTAACAGTTCTTCATCACTAACTAAGTCTAAGTCTTTTTTATACATAGGTTGATCTTCCCATGTTGCTTTTACTTTTCTATAAACTAAACGTTTATAGTCAACTCTTGGTGCTTCAACAGTTTCTAATTCAATAGAATATAGTCCATTAAAAAGAACACTATAATTAACACCAAATTTGAGTTTCTGAGGAAAGTTTTTTTCTTTCATTTTATGTTATCCTTTTATGTTAAAAAATTATTTTTGCTTGCTGGTAAATTTCCGCTTGTTAAATGGACAAGGGCTATTTAACCGCCTTATTAAGTGCATTTTGTATTTCCGTTCTTAACGCTAACAATTCGTTTATTGTTAAATATGATAAGCTATCATTTACCCACATTTCAAAGATATAATTCTCACTCTGTGTCCAGTTGATTTTTATTTCCTCAATTTTCTTTCCTTTAATGTTTTGGGTAGAACCACCATCTTTTATTTTCATTTTATAACTCCTTAAATAATTATTAAAATAACTTACTACAACATGATACATTGCAAAACTATTACTTTGATAGTTCATTAAAATTGTTTAAAAACCAAGTCCATAGTTTTCTTATATCATCAATGTCTTGTTTATCAAATCCCCCTGATTCTAAAGTGTCCAAACTATTACCATCTAAAAATTTTGTTTCAAACTCTTTTTTAGCTCTTGCAAGTTGTAAGTTAATCTTTATCTTTTCTTTTAATCCTGTAAGTGCTATAATGTAATAATTGCCGATTGCTCTTAATATTTTTTCTTCTCTCTTGTCTGTAATATCTTTCTCTAGCAAATAATCTTCCACTATTTTTTGTGCTGAATTTATCATCTCATCAATTAGCTTATATACTTCAGCAAGTTTAATAGTAACCTCATACTCAACACTAGCCTGCTTTAGTGTTTCATCAATTCCAATGTTAATGGCTTCTGTTAACAAATCTTTGACTTGATTATCTAAGTCATTCCAAGCTGTAATTGTACTCAATTTATAAAATATGTTTTGTGCTAGTTCATTCATTATTCTTCTCCTCTCGTAAACAAATTAGTTTACTAATTGTTAAAATTATCTTAACTACTGTTAGTAAATAAAGTTTTATGCTGATTTTAATTAGCCTGTAAATAATATGATTGTTAGGAATAGCTATACTTATAGAACAGTATTTATTATGTGCATCGACTATCAACCATTTAGTGTTTGGAATAACACTAATATTGACAATAATTTTCATGAAGTTACAACCATTCATCTTTATTTATTTTTATAAAAAATACGTTGCATGCAATTTTATTTCTTCAACACAAGTAGCTTCAGTTAATATACTTGTATCAAGAGTTAAAACTTCAATTCGTTTTTTATTTGTGCCACAAAAATTAAGGCTCTCAATGCTATTAAGTTTAAGTATCATCTCAATAGCTTTATTAAAACATTTATCATCTTCTTCATCATTAATATACTCATGCTTATGTTCTTTTAATCTATTATAGTAATGTTCTTTATTTGAACAAATCAAATGAACAATAAGTAAATCTTGTGGCATGTCCCTAAACAGCTGCACAAAATCTATTTCTCTATTATAACGAAGACAATAAGCTAAATAAGTTACAAAATATCTTTCACAAGTAAGATACTTATAATTAACAGCTTTATCAAATGCTTTATGCAAAGTTGATTTACCTGTTTTATCTATCCCTTCAAATAATATCATATTGACTCCTTAATATAGTGCACGTTATTTAACACATAAGTGATTCCAGCGGCATCTTTGAACAAGCTCTTAATAAATAACATATCATGTATAAGAGAAGTCAAATAAGCGCTTCTTTGATATACTAAAACAGAATACTCTTTCATAGATCTGTGCATTGTTTTAAGATTCTCTTCGTAAATACGCGGCATAATATGAATCAATGAAATACAATCAGAATCATCAGTGTAAATCAATTGTCTTTCATTTTTTATTCCAACATCAAAGAGATAAAATAAATGTTCTATATTAGCTTTTATTTTAGAAAAATATTTTTTATCTTTGCTCTCTTCTATACTATAATAACTAGGAATGTTTTCCATTTCTTCTTTGCTAAAAATAACTTGTTCACTACAGTAATAATTTTTTTTAATATCATTTCCATTATTTTTACTATGATGAAAAAATGTTGGGCTAACTGGAAATATTAGTCTTTCATTTAAGACTACTACTTTACCAAAAACTTGATATGAAATTGAGTCCATTATACTAACTTCCTCCAATCAAATATTAAATTTGAGTAAACTTTAAAAACAATTTCTATGTTCGGATTTTCAATTACCATCAATCTTTTTTCTGTCTCTTCAAGTATAGAAATAAAATTTGTATTACCTAAACTAATTTCTTGTTCAGCATAATATTTAACTGCAAGTATATCAGCATAATTTACTATAGCAGATTCAAGAGAATTATTGTCAGATAGCTTTTTGTAACAGAATTTACTTTCTTCTGACTTAAAAAAATTCATCTCTAATTCTAATAAAGAATCTTTTAATCCAGGAATTTTTTGTTTAGAATCATGAGGTATATCACTGAACTCACTCTCAGGCAAATCATGAATCAAAGCCATTTTAAGTGCTAAGTATTTATTTGGAACATAATGAGTGTTAAGAATTATTGCATCACACAGTAAACTTGTTATTAAAGTAACAAAATATGAATGCTCAGCAACAGTTTCTTTTTTTATTCTAGGTCTTGTATTAAATCTTTCTAAAATTCCAAGACGATGGCAATATTTTAATAAGTTTGATAGTGTCATAATTTTATTGTATCTCCTTTAGATAAGGTCTATGATAATTACAATTGTTATTTATAAACATAGTTAACACGTCTTGTAAATCTGTTAATGAATTACATACAGCTATGCCTGATTCAGCAAGCATTAAATTAAAGCCATTGAATTTATCTCTATCGGAAAAGTAATAAATAACAGGACAAGTAATTCCAAAAGCAAATCCAGCTTCCCAAACAGTTCCAACATCTTTATCGCGTGTGTTAGCAATTACAACACCACAAGATTGTATAGCATTTATATTTGCTTGAAAAACTTTTTGTCTAGATTCAAGGCCATCATTTGGATTTGCTACCACTTCATCTTTTGGTGAATAAAATTCTAAGCCAACATTTTTACATGCTTGTTTAATTATTTCAATATCTAAAATTTGTTGCTCATTAAAAAAACCACTTGCTATATATGCTTTCATTTCTTTTTTCCTTTTTGATTTGCTAAAAGTATTTTATTTATTTGTTCTTTAAATTGTTCTAATGTGCTAGGACGTACTACGAAAACAGCTCCGTTAGATTTAAGAATTCTTTTATGTGTATACTCTTGAAGTGGAGTTACATTTCCTGTATCACTCTTAACTTCAATGCCAACAAAGACACCACTTACACAAGCTGTTATATCTGTATGTCCACTAGTAGTTGCATTTATAACTTTGAATGCAAAAACATTTATACTAAAAAGAAACTGTAATATTTTTGTTTGACACTCTTGTTCTGTCATAATAAATTAAGCCGCCTTTCCATGCTGTCTTTTTATTCTGTTAATTCTGCGAGATCTAGCTGAAATTTTATTTCTTTTTCTTCTAACTAAAACAGATTTAACATTACAAGTTTTTCTTTTATACTGATATTTATCAAGTGTTTTAATAGCTGTGTCAGTAACATGAGCTGGAACAGTATGACCTCCACCACCTGTGCTGCGAGCAGTTTCTTTTTTAGTTCCAGTATCTTTTTTTCTTTGTCTAAAAATAATTTGTCTAACATTATCAAGTGTTAGAGTAAACTTATTTGTCAACTGAGTAAATTGATTTTTCATAAATAGTCCTTTCTAAAATATGATTGTGTATAAGATTGTTTTTTAATAACACGTGAATAGATTTTTTGTTCAATACCACGATCAGAAAATAACCAATGTAACTTTGTAGCAACAACTTTATCTTTCTCTTGACCTCTCTGTCTAGCTTGTTGATACAACTCAGATGAAAAATGAATGTTAAAAAATACTATCACATCAGCGCTAGATAAATTTATTCCTCTAGCGCCAGATTGAAACTGGCTTATAAAAGTATATGATTTATTTTTACTAAATACTACTTGATCATTTGTCCAAGGACTAATTTTATTCTTTAACATTATGCCTTCATGATTATACAAATAATATATAGCAATCTTTTTTCCTTTGTAATTATTAAGTATGTAATTGACTTTATAATCATCAAGTTGAATTGATTTTGTTTTAGCTTCTTTAGTAGTTACTATTACAGTCCCAGAAAATATTTGATGTAATTTTTGCTGAAGTTTAACACCAGTATCACAAAGAATAACATCACCATTCTTTAGTGTGTAAACTCTATCATTAATAAGTATTCTTGAAAGCTTAAGTAAGTTATCAGGCAAAGGAATTATTTTAATCTCGTCATCAATATCACTTACATTAAAGTTAGCTTCAGCTTGTGTATACGATAAAAATAATTTTTTTGTATAAGTATCTATTGTAGATTTATTTGCATGTGAGTAATCATTTATTCTGTAACCGGAAATTTGTTTTTGTACTATCTGAACAAATCCAGCTTTAGCCCAATCATAAAATTTAGGCCACTGACTAAATGGTGTAAATCTACTAATCCATAGTTGATGATAAAGTTGACTATAAGATTCAGGTGTAGGTGTTCCGCTTAAAAAAATAATTCTAGTAGAAAGTTTTTCTAATCTGTTGTGCAGTTGTTTTGCAGCTTTAGATGGTTTAGGAAAACCACCTAAGGTGTGTGCTTCATCACAAATTATTAAATCATACACAGCTAGTTCAAGTTTATGAATAGACTCATAGTTAATAAAATCTATTAAAAGATTTTTATAACCTAACTCATTAAAATTCTCTAACACAGTTGAGATAATTCTTTTCTTTGTTATGAATAAAACTTTCTTAGCTTTAATAAGATTAGCTATTTCAAATGCTATAAATGTTTTTCCAACACGCATCTCCATAGCCAAGTATAATAAGTTATACTTTAATAATATGAGCTTGCCTTTTTCAGCAAGCTCATGTTGATAGTTACGAAGCTTCAAAATTATATCTCAAACTTCTTTGAGAACTTCATTAAAAAGTCTGTTCTATATCTTTGCTGCATTAAATGAGAAACATAGTATGTGAGTATATTATACACATCATACATACTTTGTTTTAAAGTTTGTTTTTCATTTAGATCGTCTAATACTGCAACAGCTTGACTAGTAGCCATTCCCATTTCGCATAGTCCGAGTTTTTCTAAAAGATAAGCAGTTATCCTTGGCTCTAAGTTTTTTGTTATTGATAAAATATCTTTAACAACAGCTTTTTGCTGAATCATTTCTATTATTCTTGCTTCAACATGTTTTGTGTTACTAGCAAAGCCACCAAGTACTGATTCAATATTTGCAATTGAAATTTCTTTAATATTTGTTGCTTGGTGAATAACAGAAAGTTTTTTTATAACTGTTCCAATTATCATACCATTAGAACACACTTGACGCATACCACCAGCAACTAAACGATAAGATTCAATTTGATTATATGAGTTATGTAAAAATACACTTGCAAGAATTCCATCTTTAGAATCATCTTTAATTTTGAATTCAGGAAAAGTTAAATGTAATCTCATTCTTTGATCAGTTACGTAAGTGAATTTATCCATAGTATATTTTATCTTATTCTGTTCTAACCATTGCAGCACTGGGTCAACAATAACTTTATTTGGTAGCAAGTTATATGTATCAGAAACAATTGAAACAACTTTCTTTTGTTCTAAGTTCATTACTCCCATATAGCCTTCAATCTTTTGGTTAGACATATCTTTTATAGAGACTAACTCAACCGGTTCACATGACTTTTTAATAATTGTTTTTAGTACTGGTGATTCTTCAACAAGTTCAACGTATTTTTCTTTTGGTTCTTGTTTTGGCTTAGCTTCTTTCTTAACTTGCTTTTTTGCTTCAGCTATAGCAGCTTTCTCAGCTCTAACTTCTAAAACACTTTTCTTAACTTTTTTATCTTTAATAGTTTTTTCTTTTGTTTTTTCTACTGAGCTAGTAGGTTTAACATCTTTAGAAAATAAAGTAGAAACTTTTTTAACATCAGCTTGAGCATAAACTTCTTTATCACCTTTAAGTCCAATAACTTTTTTAGCTATTGAATCAAAGTATAAAGTAATTCCAACTGACGGAACTATTATTGATGAAGTTTTACGAGTATATTCAACTCTAAGTTTCTTTAACTCATCTTCAACTTTTAATAATGTTGTAGTTGATAAATCTGCTACTGCAGATTTAGAAACTTTACGGGTTGTTGCTTTCTTTGCCATGATCTGTGATTCCTTTGTTTTTTGTTTTACATTGTTTTTGTTTAATTATTTTTTTTACATAAAAACCAAGCACTATAAAAATATAAAAGCATTTTTCCTTTCTTAACTTTTATATTTATTCTTCTTGTTATTGTTTAGAATTATAATTAAAATCCCAAGTATTATTTACTTTCTCTTTCTAACTCAACTATACTTTTTAGTCGATCATAATATTCAGTTAAAAAACTTGTATCAAAAACTTCTCTGATACAATTATAACTAAAACCTCTTTTAATACAGTCCTTTAATAAAAATATTTCTTCTCTTTCTTTATCCATCGCCTCAATGATTGAAGCAAGTGAATCTGACTGATCTGCTACTTTACTCATGATTGGCTCCTTTATATTTGTTTTTTCTTCTTATTATTTAAAATTATAACTAGTTTTGGACTCATTAGGCTGGTGTGGCAAGCTTTTTATTATATATGATGATAAAACATATAGGCTTTAGAATGAGCTCTCATAAAACTCATCTAAAGCCTTGGAAACAGATAGTAACACATCACTGAAAACTATCTGTTATAAAATTAACTTTATCAATTAGTTCTTGAATGTTTTTTTATTCAGTATTCGCTTTCTTCGAAGTTTTTTATAACTAAAAGATTTTAATTGTTTTTCTTGAACTAATAAGAGTTCATTACTTTGTAAAAATCCAGGTCTTTGTTCAGCACATTTATCACAAAGAAGTTCATTATCATTTATTATATAACCGTACTTTTGATTCCATCTAAATCCATGAAGTAGACTAGCATCAGTGTTACAGTTTGTACATTTCATTTGTAATTTTTCCTTATAAATATTATTTAGATAAATCTGAATTGTAAACCATCTCAGCTTCATTATTTAATATATCTAAAATCTTTTTAACAGTATCTTTAGAAAGATTGCCATAAATGTTTTTAATATTATAGACCTCACCATCAGGACTAACATCAAAGTGAACTGCTACACATTGTTTTTTATCTGAATCTTTTCTAACGATAAATGCTTTGTTAGTTGTTGTAACACATTTTCTACTTCTTGAATACGGATCAATATGTACTGATCTGAATTCTGTTATATTATAATTGAGTTTAGCAGAAGTAGCTGCAATAAGTTCTTTTCTCTCATACTCTCTTTGAAGTTTTCTTAAGTTTTCATTATGTAATTCATCTATCATAGTTTCTAATTTATTAAATACTAATGAAGCTGTTACTGTTTCTGTTTTGTTACTACGTTTTTTAATATATTTAGTTTCATTATTATCAAGCACATCTGCTTTTTGTAGTCTAACTCCAGTATCAGAAATTGATAAACTAATTTCAACAGATGAATTAAAACTTACCAATGCTTTTTCTGTATGATTAACTTTTCTAGTGCTTCTTACTAATATTACAACAGGTCTTTCAACACCTTCTTTAATATAATCTTCTTTAGACAATCTAAGTTCAGATATATACTTAGTACGATTTATTAAGTAGTTCATATAAACATCGATATTTAAAGAATCATAGTAACTTGATAACTTCTCAATTTGTTTTTGTTTGTCTTCAGCTTTTTTACTTTCTATTAAAGAAGCGTATCTAGAAATAAGTTCTGTATAATCAAATGTAAGTCCAACAAGCTTAAGAGATTCTTCTATCCTTGATGATTCACCTACACAATCAATCTCATAAGCTTCACAATGTAAGTCGCTTCTTTGTTCTTCTACTTTTTTTCTTTCCAAATAAGAAATATATTTCTCTCTAATAATCATATCAAGTTCATAAGTACGTCCATAAAGAGGCAAACTTACTTTTGCTTCACCATAAGTTGAGCGTGAATTTGTTACTAAGTTTAGTGATAAAATATTTACAGCTAATTTATTAACTGATGCATCTGTTGTTGAGTTGTTTGTAGTTGTCATGATCGTGATCCTTTATATTTAATTGATGTGTTTGTTTTTTTATAAGGTAAAAATAAATCCAGCGCAAGTACCTTAGAAACTTACGCTGGTATTTTAAGCGTCAGTCTATCCTCTAGATTCCTTTCGAATTTAGTGATAACACTCAAGATCTAAAAAACTTTTCTAAAATTTTCAATACAATGAGGTGTGCAACTAATTGTTTTAATAATATATAAGTTAATGTAACAGTACTTTGAAACTCTAGCAAAATAATATTCTTTTGTTTCAAAAGTTTCTTTATTTACGTCTATAGACTCAAGTTGAAATAAAGAGCCCATATCTTTTATACTTAAATATTTTGATATAAATCTAAGTTCAACTTCTCTATTAAGATTTTTGTCCATTAAAAATATTGATATTAAATATGAGTCAGTTCTATCTAAATATTCAATTGTTGCACTTAAAATATTTTCAAGGAATATTGGACTAGAAGTAATTTTTGAAAGTACTGTTGCCGTGAGAATATTTGTTTCTGTTCTATGTAAAGTAATAGAATAAATTTGTTGTGATTTAAGTGTTGCCATGATCGTGATCCTTTATATTAGTGATGTGTTTTTTGTTTAGAACTTTTGTGGCGGTCAGATGAATCGAACATCTGATGAAAAAAACATACTGGAAAACTTTTTGTCTTTCATAACCGTTACCGCCAGAAGAAGAGAGTCGCAAGATTTTCATTTCAAATTTTTCAACCTAGTTTTCAAAACAACTTTCATTGCTCATCGAGATTAAAAGTTTTCTTGCTGCAAGAAGGAGTTATCTTTTTTTGTTGCCGTCAGGACTTACACTTACCAAGAAAAAGTTTTTTATTTTGTTGCTGCTACTTAGCATTATGCAACTCAAGGAAGTTACTTTAAGAAATGTCTCTTCACTTTCACAATCTTTAGTTTCCGTACTCGCATTATTTTTTTTCAACATCTTTTATATTTCATCTGTCAGGTCGACAATTTATAAAACCATAGTATAAATAATCTTTATGGATTTAAGATTCAATCAAGTTTTCAAAGACCGGCATATTTTGCCTGTGTAATAATAGCACTAGTTTTAATAAAAGTACATAGTTAAGTTAAAAAAAAGTTAAAAAAAAGTTAAAAAAAAGTAGAAAGTTATCAATTTGAACTATTTTTAAGCTTTTTATCAGAAAATAAATTTTATAAATTATATATATGCAGTTATAGAAATACTGTTTCTACTGTTTTTAAGGCTCTTTTTATATTAACATTACAATTCTATATATATATATTTTTTTTCGAAAGGCAATATAAAAGTATATATGAAAACAATAGAAACATTAATAAGGTAGTGTTTAGGAATCAAAATTAAATAGAGAGAGTTTTAGCTCTACTGATAAAACTAAAACTCATGAGGTGAGAAATTTTATAAATTAAATTTCATGTCGTCTAAAAAGTCTATTGAGCCATCCCTTTCCATAGTACCAAAATTTAGTTAAAAATTTATAACTTGCTTCATTACATTTTATATATTTTTCATAAAGCATTTCCTGATTGTTTATCGACTTAATTGCACCTAGAGTTATCTGTCCAAATTTGCCATCTATTTTAATAGTTTTTTTGAACTCATAATATAATGTTCTTTGTAAAAGTTTTATTGCTGTAACAGTTCCTCTATTAACAGATAAATCAAAAATCTTAAATGATAAACTACTATCAGGAATTTCTTTATACAGATCATTCCAAAAGTTTTTTTTATAAAATCGTTTAGCATAATCCAGCGCAAGCAAAAATAGTTTTTGTTTATATAGATCAGCACAAACTGCAAAAGCATCTGGATAATCTCTTTGAGTGATTCCGTATATGGTTTTACCTCCACTATCCATAGGATTATTAGAGTAACCACCTTCATTTATGATCAGGATTTGAAAAGCATTATCAAAATCATCTTCTCGAGTGTTCAAATTACTTTACCTCTTTGAATTCGTAAATAGATTAAAAAAGAAATTATTGTACCAAGTCCTCCATAAAGTATTCCCTTCTCCCACCAACTAAGATAACTATTAACCAGAGGCAAAATAGAATTGGAATTAGTAGGCACTTGAATAGTATCTTTATAAGGAACATATACCGTGTCCTTTAATAAATTTATTGCAGCAATTTTCTTTTTGAAATAAACAGTTAAGTCTCCAATAACCCTCCCGAGGGAGTCTGTGACCGAACCAATCCAAGTACTATCACTTTTTATCACTGTGTCTTTTAAAGTAATAGTATCGTGAATGGCTGGCAGATAATAAGGAACCTTTATTTCCTTAATAATTATTTCGGGTGCGCTACTGCAACCAACAAGAAGCAATAGCACAACCAAAATAAAATAACAGAAGGCAAACCTACTTATAATCATTTTAAGGTATTTTTATTAACTTCTGTTTTTAGACCGGATCTTAAAGCACCTATTCCTAACAGTCCAAGCAATTCAATAACTTGTTGACTACCTAAGAATTGTGAAAAACTTAAATCTCCAACAAGAAATTGTACTAACAAAGCCACTACACCTAATATTACTAAGATGTATGTCTTTTTTCCTTGCAACCAAGCCATCATATCGAGCTCCTTTATTTTAGTTTACTAATCTCAGCACTATGCTGATTTGTTATTTAACCTATATAACTAATGTCTATTTTTTCACAAACTCTTTTTAAGTTTATTTCAATTCGTTGTAATGCTAAATGATTGATCTCTGTTTCTTTTGCGCGTTCTTTTGTAACAGTTTCATGATGCTTTTCAACAGCTTTGTTTTGTAGTTCAATTATATTGATTCTGTCTACAAATGGACAGTGAGTTTGAAATTTTTCATCTAACATTTCTTTTACCCTACTCTCTGTTGGTTTATCTTTTAATGAGCGATACATTACACCCGCATTAAATATTAAAGCCACAGCAGAAATTATTACTTCCCAATGGGCAATAAAAAACGACTCTGTGTTTGGAAGTACTTGTGCCAGCATTTTATTTTTTCCTTTTATTACTAATCATTACAATATATAGACTTAATTATTTTTTTATTTTAACAGTTGGAATAGAAATTTTATCAGGTGCATATCCATTATAAAAAAACCAAGCCGTATTTTGTCCTGAAATAAAATTTCCTGCTTTGTCTTTTACATTAAAAGTTCTAATAGTAAAGCTCATTCTATATGGCAGTCTTTTTGTAATCAAAGCAACTTTACTTGTATCATTTATTAAAACGCCATCAACTGCTTTTACAATTCCAACTTTATAAATTGGATAAGTCTTATTCTGTTCATCAGTTACAGAATAATTTGACGTGTTCAA